TCTATATTCATTTCTAGTAAGCCTTGCGCTTGTCCTAGTAGTTCGGCTCTTATAGCATAGCCGGATTGTTTAAATGCTTTTTCCATCATATTTTTCTCCTGTGTGTATATGTGTTAAATGGTAGGCGAGTAATATAACTCCCGCCTACGCATTTTATTTATACAGCCCAGCGCACACCTCTATAGATGCCTGACTTGGGTTGTACCTTTTCTAATGGAATAGGGCCGTGACTTACGCCCCTGTAAATGCCTGGTAAAGATTTCGCTTTCGATTCTTTAACCAGGGCTTTGTAAAATATACCTCGATAGTACATTGTACGCCTCCTTGGTTGAAAGCGCGTTCCTTCGACATTATTGTCTACTTCCGTGTGTATGTTAATAAACTTACACATGAACGATATAATTATTTATACAAGAAAGGTATTCGTCCTTCTTTACTTCTGGTTAGAGATAAACTATTATAAATACTAATACATAATCGGAGGATTTATGGCATATAGTAAAGAAGTAGTAAAAAGATTCGAAGAGGTAACTAATAATCCAGCAGCACATGGTGTTGGTAGGTTTGACCCAAAAGATCCAAATGTAGCTACAGGTCTAACTGGCGCACCAGCATGTGGTGATGTTATGAAATTAGATCTTAAACTAGATCCTGAAACAGATAGGATCTTAGATGTTAAATTTAAAACTTATGGCTGTGGTTCTGCTATTGCAAGTTCAAGTCTTTTCGTAGAAATGCTAACTGGCCTTACAATATCAGAAGCAAAAGAAATAAAAGATAGAGATATTGCTACAGCCTTAGAATTACCGCCTATTAAGTTACATTGTTCTGTATTAGCAGAAGATAGTATTAAAAAGGCAATAGAAGACTGGGAAGAAAAGAAAGCAGGCCGTAACAGTACCTGGTTAGAAAAAATGGGTGCTACAACCAAGGGAGATAGTGTTGCAAGTTAAAACTTTTGACCCTATGATGATAGCCACATCTCAACAGGCTCCTTTAGTAGACTTTACAGATGAAGCATTAGAAAAAGTTAAAGCTAAAGTAAAGGAGAAAGGTGTTAATGGCGTCAGATTTGGATTGACAGGTGGTGGCTGTGCAGGATTTTCATATGAGTTTGATTATGCAGACAAAGGTAAAGAAGAAGATAAACTTTTAGACTTTGGAGACTTCACTATGTGGCTAGATCCTATGTCAGAAGAGTATTTAGCAGGAACAGTTATAGCCTGGAAAGTAGAAGGGCTAAACGAAGGATTTGAATTTGAAAATCCACAACAAACAAGCGCATGTGGTTGTGGTATTTCAGTTAGTTTTTAATTATAGGAGTATATTATGGCAAGAACATTTAAAACAGTAACATCTAGAGAGCCAGGAAGAAAGGCATCTAGTATTGGACAAGGTGGAAGAGGTAGAAGAGTTAAAATTAGCACTTCTACAATGAATAAATCTAAGAAAAGGTCTCACAAGAGATATAGAGGACAAGGTAGATGACAACAACAAATATTACGAATGTTTCAGACGCATCGTGGAGTAATAACAATCCTAACGAGCTAGATTACTTGCGTCCTAACGCATTTAAATTTGCTGTACATAACATTCCTAATACAAGTTACTTCTGTCAAGCAGCTAACATTCCAGAAATGAATTTACCACCTGCTTTACAAGATACACCCTTCACAAACATACCAACTCCAGGAGATAAGATAGAGTTTGGTACTTTAATGATACGATTCCTCATACAAGAAGATATGAAGAATTATAAAGAACTATATGACTGGATGGTTGGCTTAGGTTTCCCTGAGAACTATGAACAGTCTACAGCATTCACACAAAAGCAAGAATATAGATTTCCAGATGTATCTCCTGATACATTAAAAGGTCTAGGACAACATTCAGACGCAACATTAACACTATTGGATTCAAATAATAATCCTAAAATTAATATTAAGTTTATTGATGCCTTCCCTACTAGTTTACAGGGAATGGACTTTGAAATTAGTACAGGACAAACAGATTATATGGTAGGAGTAGCCATGTTTGCCTATACTAGATATGAAATAGAAACAATTTAACCAAAAGGTACAATAACCTGTTGACTCTTACTATGTAAGGTCATATAATGTGTATATTATGATAACTCTACAAGAATTACAAGAAATGTGGCAGAAAGACTGTAAGGTTGATGAGCTTAACCTAGGACAGGAGTCCACACGAATACCAGAACTACATTCTAAGTATCTTAATCACTTAACTACATTTAGATTACAATGTCGTAAGGCACAAAGTAATTTAATGACACATCGTAGGTTAAAATGGAAATACTATCGTGGTGAACTGGACCAAAAACAATTAAACGATTTAGGCTGGGAACAATACTTAGGTAATGCTCCGTTAAATAATCAGATGCATGAATTCTTAGACACAGACCCTGAGATAATTAAATTAACTGATAAATTAGAGTATATAAACACTTGTATGACCCTATGTGATAGTGTTATGAAGTCGATTTCTAGTCGATCTTTTGATATTAAAAACGCTATTGAATGGACAAAATTTACCAATGGGTCTTATTAACAAAAAATATTTGGCCGGTATCTAGGAGCAAAAAAAGTTGATCAAAGTTACAAAGAAAGATGATGTACATATTATTGTAGATACTGATCCAAGTACTGCACAAGAGATATGTGATTTCTTTACCTTTGATGTACCAGGCGCTAGGTTCATGCCATTATATAAAAAGAAAGTCTGGGATGGTAAGGCTAGACTTTTTAGTTTATACAATAGACAGTTATACATTGGTCTATTACCTTACTTAAAAGAGTTTGCTGAGACATTAGAGTATGATATAGAAGTAAACATGCCTGATATCAGTGAACAAATAGATATTGAACGCTTTACTAATGAACTGAGGTTACAATCGAATGAAAAAGACATCGAGGTACGAGAATATCAGAAAGAAGCAATTACAAAGGCAATTAATACGGGGAGAGTTCTTCTCCTATCTCCAACTGCTAGTGGGAAGTCTCTTATTATTTACAGCCTTATTCGTTATCATCAGCTCAGGGGCAGAAAGCAACTTATTGTTGTACCCACTACCTCGTTAGTTGAACAGATGTACGGAGACTTTGCAGACTACTCTACAAAGAATGGCTGGAGAGTCTCCGAGAACTGTCATAGGATATATGGTGGCAAAGAAAAAACAAATGAGTATGATGTAACAATAAGCACATGGCAATCTATATACAAATATCCTAGAGCTTGGTTTGAACAGTTTGATGTGTTCTATGGAGATGAGGCACACTTGTTTAAGGCTAAGTCATTAACAACTCTTATGGATAAATGTGTTAATACACCTTATAGAATAGGAACTACGGGTACATTAGACGGCACTAAGACACATAGACTAGTACTAGAAGGTGTGTTTGGAGAGGTACATAAGGTTACAACAACTAAAAAATTAATGGATGCTGGTACAGTAGCTAATTTAAAAATTATATGTTGTATGTTAAACTATCCAGAAGTAGATAGAAAAATATTAAAAGGCATGTCATACCAAGAAGAGATAGATTGGATTGTTACTAACCCTAAACGAAATGAAATAATTAAGAACTTAACAATAGCACAAACAGGTAACACTCTAGTGCTATTTCAATTTGTAGAAAAGCATGGAAAGATAATCTTTGAGATGCTTGAGAAAGAATGTAAGGATAGAAAAGTCTTCTTTGTATTTGGAGGAACAGATACAGAGATAAGAGAAGAGATAAGAGCATTAACCGAGAAGGAAAATGATGCTATCATCGTTGCTTCATATGGTACATTTTCTACAGGCATAAATATAAGGAACCTACATAATATTGTTTTTGCCTCACCTAGTAAGAGTCGAATAAGAAACTTACAAAGTATAGGTAGAGGACTTCGTAAAGGAGACACAAAAACAACATGTAATCTTTTTGATATTGGTGATGACTTATCGTGGAAGGAAAAGAAGAATTACACTTTAAATCACTTAATGGAGAGGATCAAGATTTATAATGAAGAACAATTCAATTATAAACTTGTTAAAATAGATGTCTGATATTAGTATAATAAAATTAATGAATGGCTCAACAATAGTAGGTAAACTATCTATTGACGGAGACATTATAGAGATTGAACACCCTATCGAATTGATTACAACACAATTCCAACAAGAAGGAGTAGGTGTTGGTGAACAAGTACATCTAAGGCCATGGGTATCCATAGCTGAGGAAGATATATTTGTTGTAGAGAGATATAATATAATTACAATGGCAACATTACAGGAGAATTTTGTAGCTGGTTATGAACAAATTGTAGATCAAGTTTACATTAACAGAGTTCAGTTTGAACCAGGCGGAGATACTATTGTTTCAGAAGAAGAAATTGAAGAAATGGTAGACTATGCTGATGCTATATTGAAGAAACAAATACATTAAAGATATGAGAGAGTTAGGAATAGTTTTAGTAGGGTGTGCAGTTTTTATGATATTTTTCATGGGAGTTATATACCCTGGTGTTGAACACAAGAATGTTAAAAGCAA